CACAAGTATAAGTAAAAACACCTGTAACAGTTCCTGTTCCAGCTGAAGCACCTACTGAAGCTGCTACTGTAGCATTAGCTGGTGTACCACCTGCTATTACTAAGGCTCCGCCTGCTCCAGAAACACTTCCTTTTGTAACTGATGTTACTTCATTAAAGAAACCGTCAACGTCTGCTGTAGTTCCAATATCTACAGTTGAACCACCGCCTGTTGATGGTGCTACTACTGTAAATGTAACTGGTATAGAGCCTTTAGGTAATACAAATTCTTTACCTGCTGTTGCACTTGTACCAATTCTAACTGGTGTTAAAGAACCTGATGTTGCAGCTGCATTAAAAGAAATTACTTCTGATAAAAGTACTACACCTGGAGTTGTGCTAGTTGATCTGTCTTGTCCGCCGTATGATCTTATGATCCCTTGAAACGATGTTGTTGCCATGATTATATTCTCCTAGTTATTTGCATAGAGTCTCTAGGCCGTAACGCGCTATACTTCACGTCGCCATGCAAGTTAATTATGTATAGTGTGATAAATATACAATACTTTTAAGTAGAGTGCAAGAGATCCTAAGGTATTTATGCATTTCAGCGATGTAGCTTTTGATTAAGTAGCTACAGAAACTTGTGGAGTGACATCCTCAACTTGATTCTGTCTATGTGCAATAGCTGCTTCTTCCAGCTTGATGTCAGTAATGACTCTTTTTACTTTGTCATCAATCTTAACCATCTCAAGAGTATATCTATTATTATCTAGATGCTCCTGTTGCCACTTCAACTCCAAGGACCTTTTTTGTTTGTATAGGTCTTGTATCATCAATAACCTCCTCATAAGTTATTCGATTTATCTCGTTATTATAGTTATCTCCGAGATACTCCCACACTATACTGTTTTCTCCTAGTTTGTCAAGTATTGCACTTTCAACAGATTCAGCCGTATCTTCAGCATGCTCAATATTAAATTTTGCATAATGATTATAAGCCCAGATAGTGATAGTAGTTTTTTTCATTTACACACCTTGTTGTAGTTAAAAAGGGCCGTTTTTAGGCGGCCCTTTAAATTATTTATTATGCTCCTGCTGAACCGAAGATTCCTCTTGGGTCAGAAAAACCAAATACGTATCTCTCTCTAGCTTTGTATCTAACGTTACCAGTATCGAAGTCGCCTTCCATAGTAGTTTTGATAGGTGATCTGCTAAAGTGCTTAAGACCATTTGGTACGTCCGTTTTAATAAAGAACGCATCTGTGTCAGTTAAATAATGATTCACAGTATAACCTTCAGGGATCATTCCCATGTTGTTAAGTGCATTAAGATCATTATCAGCTGTTCCAACTCTACCTTTAGTGTTCATCAGTCTATCAGCTGTAAATTGTAGGTTAGATGGAATTACTAATTTCATTCCTCTAGCTGCAACTTTTAAGCCTCTTTCATCTGTGAACGCTGCGATGTCGATTAACGACTGCTCAAGAGAAGTTTCATTTAGATCAGAATTAACTGTTAATCTATTTGAAAAGTTTCCTGCAAGCGTTGGGTGTGCTACATTTATTAAAGATACACCGTCTCCACCAGCTGATGCTGCATTGAACGCATTGTTCAATACTGCTGCACCTTTGATGTTTTTAGTAGACGCCATAGATCTTGCTAAAGCTTTTGTATATCTAGACGCAAGTCTGTCATACAAGTTATCCTCAATCGCTTCTTCAGTGATTGCGAACGCTAAAGCGATCGTTTCGTTTGTGTATCTAGCAGTGAATGTTTCTTGTGCATCGTCAAACTGAACGCCTTGGCCTTCAGGTTTAACTGCTGCATTTGCGAAACCAGATAACATCACTTCTTCTTCAAACGCTCTGTCTGAAGATTCTGTGTCGAAAATCTCTTTTGTTTCATCTGCATATTGTCTGTACTCAAGTCCAAATAGTGCATTTAGACCTGGCTCTAGTTCTTTAACTAGTTGTGCTCTTGATATTGCCATGTTTTATATTCTCCTATTTGGGTTATGCTTGATATTGGTTAGCTTGTGGGTTGTAAGCAAT